AATTGCTGGCATAAGTGCAGCACCGATTGACTCTTTGGTTTCTTGCAGGCTGATGCTTAGGCGTTTGAATTGCCCCTGGGCAGTGTTTGCAGCTGTCGATGCAGCGCCACCTGTGGCTGTGCCAATGGCGTACATAACATCCTCAAACGATGCACCGTCCTCGATCATCTGTCGGTACTCGGGTGCCAACTTGGCTAGAGCCTTGAGGTTGCCACCGTAAGCCTTCTCTAAGGTTTTTGTGACTGTCGCCAGTGGTACGCCTTTTTGCGCTGCAATGTCCATTGCTGCACTTGCCAATTCTTGCGCATGGCTGACCGAGCCTGTAGCGCGCACAAGGCCAGCCAAAGCAGGCCGTAGCTCATCATCGGTTACGCCTAGCAACCTGCCCTGTGCAGAAATAAAATCCTCAACACCAGCAACTTGCGCGTCAGTTGCGCCAGTGGTTGCTTTCAGTTGGCGTGACAATTCAGCCTGTGATGCAGCGTCATCGATTGCTGCCTTTGTAGCGTCACCGAGTGCAACAGCTAAACCAGCCACTGCTGCAGCTGCAGGTAGCGCTGCTTTCTTGAGTGCAAAATTGGCTTTAGCGCCTACGCTCTCGAGGCTGTTGAACTCCTTGATGGCTTTGTCAATGCCTTTAGAATTGAACTCCGAAACAATGGGTATATAAACAGCCATTACTTGCCCAATGTCCTGTTCACCTGGTTGAGCACTTGCTCGATGGCCTGCAAAATGTCTTTGGTGGCTTGCCCATAGATGTATTCACGCTGTCGCCACATACCACGCTGGGCAGGGCCGTAGGCCGTGGTGAGGTAGCTCGAGAATTGGCCTGTGTCGCCACGCAAACCTGCCATATCAAAAATGGCACCACCGGCATCTTTTTGGATGAGCGTTACCAGTGGGAATGAGCCACGCTGGCTACGGCCACCTACCTGAATGGTCACACCCTTACGCACTTTCTTAGGGTCATACGAGAGGCGACCTGTGCCTTTCTTAGATGGCCCCATACCTGACAATGGTGGTACACCTGGGTATGTTTCAGCTACGCGCGACACCATCTCAGCGCCACTAGCTTTGATCTGGTTTACAGCCTTGAACTTGGTTTTACTGTCGATCTTTTGCAGTTCAGCCAACGCTGCCTTCAGGCCGTAAATCTCGGTGCTTGCTGTAACGCTCATTTGGCCTTTTTCCTCTGCTCATTGATAATACTAATGCAGGTGTTCAGGTCGGGTACATCAAACTCTATTTGTGGTGGCCACCAGCCACACTCGACTAACAGTGTTGCTAGAGAATGTCGGTAGGTGCCACCTCGGTAGGGTTTGCGTCTGGTTGCTCGATCACCTCAAGATTGACAAGCTGCTTGATGAAGTCGTCAAGCATAAGAGGCACTGTCACTGCACCTTGCTGTTTGCTTGCCTCGTGAGCCATGTATGCCAGATCCTCAATACCGAGGCCACCATCTTGTATCTGGCTGATTTTGCGCTTGTATTTGCGCTCCCACATAACGATTGTGTAGAGGTTCGTGGTAACTGTGTAGTCACCCGAGCCGATGTTTACGAGCATGGTTAGTTGCATGTCGGGTCTGCTTTCTGTTTAGAGATTAGGGCGAAGTAATGTCGCGTGCAAAAGTGCCACCTGTCCAGGTCGCTTCGATCATACTGAGCTCTCCATAGGATCCTGTAATCGGTGTGAACGAGGAAAGCATGGCCGAGGAAATCGTATATTCGGGATTACTGGCAGACTCTGTCGCGCCAGCAGGCGAGATAACAAGTGTTGAAGTTCCTGAACCAACTGCAGCAAAAAGCGTTGCCTCAACAGATGATGCACCGTATGCAGCGTAAAGCGTAAGGGTCACCTCTACAGCCTGCAAGCCTTTTACAAAAACGTGGCCTGCATCGCCAAAGCTGGTGGACTCAAGCGAGTCGTAGCCAACGGTCAATGTGGCAGATGAGCAGAGCGTTGTTAGATCAACAACGGAGCCACCTGTAGCAGGGTTGAGGGTCACTGTTGGGTTTGTGAGATAAGTGGTAGTGCTGGTGGCCATTTTCAGTCCTTTGGTGTTAGGTGTTGTCGGCCACCAGTGATGCTTTTATTATGTCAGATTTTACTAGGGCAGGTGAGCATTATAGGTATGCAGCCTGCAAAGAGATTTGTAGATCATAGGCAGGGAACTCTTGCCCACCGATACTGGCCAGCCCTGGCCTGCCATCGGTCACTGCAACATTCTTGTCAAGTAGCGCAGCTGCGATTGCGAGCAATGGTCTAAGCGTGTCTAGGTTGCCTGGGCCTATACCGATGACGCGCACAGGGAAACGCATCGTGACGATTTTGTTGTTGAAAGCCTCAAAGGTTGGGGCATCAATAAAGCAGCAGTTGCTGTTGAGGTTTCGAGGGTCTGTCACTACTCGCAAGCCACTGATGGTGGCAAGGGTGGCGGCTAGGTCGTCTATGGCCTCATTGAACAGGTCTGTATAAGCCATTACGCAACAGCAGGCCTATCAATACCTAGCAACTGTTTCACCATCGGTGTAAACGCATTGGTGGTGATTGCTTGGCCCATAGCGTCAAAGCTTGCAAACTGATCGATGCTGCCACGCTGACGGAAATACGCGCCAGCCAACATGATCGTGCCGAGGGTTACATCACCAGATGGGCTAGTGGAGAGGCTGTCAAAATACGATGCCTCTTGCCTACGCCGATAGGCGACCTGGTTACCGGCAGACACGCACTGTGCCAAAAAGGTTGTCTCATCAGCACTAGGGCTGGTAAGGCCAAGCCATAACTGCACTTGTGCGCTGGTCACCCAAGTGCAGGTTTGCGTGTATGTAAGAGTGCCTGGTGGGATTGCTGCAGAGCGTTCTAGATCATCATCGGCATCGTAAAACATAACCTGGTTAGGTATCGGCACATCAGGGTTGAGTAGCAGATCACCTTCAGAGTCTGTGCCTGTGTACAAGTACTGAGGCAACGCGTAAACAGTGTGTGTGCCGTTGAGGCCGTGACCTAAACCAGTGATGGTAATGCTTTCACCGATGGCAATGTCGGTTGCCTCAAGTGTTTGTACAACGCCGTAATTATCTAAACGCTGATGAAAGATGACTGAGTATGTAGCCATGATTGGCTATCGCCTTTCGGGTTAGGCGATTACGATGCCCTGGATAAAGCTCGATTTGGCTACGAAAGTAGCGAAGTAGCCGTAGTAGGAGAATGTGCGTCCCAATGTGCTTGGGTTTTCTACTGACATAAGGCCACGCTGCTGTTCGTAGATTTCAAAGCCTGGTGCGTACACAACAAGCATGGTGCCCGATGCGAAGTTGTTATCAACAACAAGTTGAAGGCCCATAACGTCCATACCGGTGTAAGCAAGGCCACCTACGCGGCCAATGCTGTTCTGTCCGATAACACCGTTTGTGGTGTAACCCAAGATTGGACGCTTTGAACCGTCAAGCTGAGCGCCCAATTTTTCCCATACATCTGGGCTTACGCACAAGTGGGTTGGGAAGTAGTTGCTGTCCTCAGTAATTTCGCGCGCTGCGTCATACAAAGCGTTGATCAGTGATGTTGGGTTGTCAGCTGTGACAGTCCATGTTGAGCCTGATGCTGTTTTACCAGAAACAAGGTTGTCGGCTGCAATGTTGTCTGTTGCGATGAGGTACTCACCAGCGAGGTCATTGAGTACAAGGTTGAGTGCTGCAGGATCGGTGAAGTCAATGTCTTGTACTGACAAAGTGACCTGGCCTGCGACTGTGGTTTTTGTAACCGTGTTTGAAGCAATGACCATTGTGGTTGCAGAAACTGCAGCGTTTTCGGTCTGTGTTGCTGCACTGGTGTGCGTAGTGATTGTTGGGCGCACGAACGTCTTAGATGGCGTATTTGGCATGGCGCGTGCACCAAAAGCTGAAACAACTGGGCGTACAAAGTTGAGGTCTTGGAACAATGGCCCAAGTACCGGCACTGGCAACAAACCTGGCGTGTCGGTTGTAAGTACGTCACCTGCAGCTGCTTGGAGCGCTGTCTGCTGGTTGCGTACTGCGTCCTTGTATGCAGCGTTTACATTGCGAAAAGTATCTCCACCTGCGTGCATTGCTGCAAGATATTCGGCTGGAGTTGGCATAACAAAACTGCGCTTTGGTTGAGCAAAAACTGTTGATGCTTCGATGACTTCTGGGGCTGGTGTTTCTGACACTGGATTCTCCTGTGGCTCTAGGGGTTCAGGAGTGTCGGCTTCCTCTTTTGTATTATCGCTCATTTCCTCATCTGATGTGGGGATACTCGCTGCAACATCTGTGATGGTAGCACCTGCAAAGGCTGGCTGTGGCACTAATGACAGCTCTAACCAGTTTGCTGCAGTCACGATCATCACGCCGTTTTGGTCAATCTCAAACTCGGTTGGATTTACGCCAACGCTTACTGAGTCGAGCACGCCATCGGCTGCTAAAACAAGTGCTTCATCACCTAACGCTGTGGTGCTGATTTTTGCTGTAAAAAGCATGCCATCTGGGGTGTCCTCGCGTGCCGTGACAATGCCAATGGCTTGGGTGCTGTCGTGGTACATGTACAGCTTTGGGTTTTTGCCATCTACAGGTAGTGAGCCAGGGGCGAACATGACCTCAGTGCCATCATTGACTGTGGCTACCACGTTGTATGGCGCTGCGATACCGGTGATGGTTCTGCGTGGGGTGCCATCGGCTGCTGCTGCATCGATGCTTATTGCTGTGGCGTTGAACCTGATCATGCTAATTCCTCTTGGGTGTTTTCTTGGGGCATGTCGGGGCTGTCCATTTTGTCTGCTGCGTAATTCTCAACAAGGTACTCATCTGTATCAAACTTTACATAAGTTCCACGAGGCAAAACATTGTTTTGGCTCAAAGTTGCTGCAATGCAATCGGCGTAGGCCTTGACACCAAAGATGTAAAGGTCGGCTCTGGCCTGCTCAGATGATTGATAGGAGTAGGAGCCAGTGCTGACTCCCACAAGGTATGGGGGCACATTTGTGAGGCGTGCACATTCAAGCGCTTGGTAGTTGGCTGCATCAATTAGGAGCATTTTGTCGGGGGTTGCTGTTGTCTCGGTGTAGCTCAAAAACTCGTTCAGTGCAGCTGTCTGATTGGTGGCGCGTGCAGCGTTGAACGCTGACGCTAGATCAGCGAGCTCGCTGGCGCTCAAAGGCTCACCACCTGTTTGCTTCAAAACACCAGCAGGTATTGAACTTTCTGCATTGCGATATCGCGCAGCTTCGAGTTTGATTGCTGTGGCTACGGTCTGTTCAGACATGTAAACAATGCCTTGAATGGGGCTCAAGAATTGCACCAAGTCTTTAGGGTCAATCATGTTGCCTTGAAAGTAAACCTCTTTAGATGGGGCAAACCACACTGGCCCTGCTTGGTCTTGGGTGGTGACAGAGCCTGCTGGTAGGCGTGTAAAAGCTGTGGGGTATCCGTCTTGGGTGCGTGCTGTGATGTACCAAAATGCACGGCCATAAAAGAACAGGTCGTCAAATGTCCACGCCATAAGGAATGGGTAGGTCACGCTTGGGTCAGGTTGGCGTAGCCAGGTGCGTGGGGCAATGTTTACTTGCTCCATTTCATCACCGTTCCACATTTCGTTATACATCTTGAGAGGCATACAAGAAATGACCGAGGCCATAAGATCACGTGCGCGTGAAATGGTTGCCACGCTCATAGCCCTGTTGCGTGCTGGGCCTTCAATGTAGGTGTAGTACTGGCCGATGAGGTTTACGCCAGCAGAGTTAGGCGAGTAGCCACCAGAGGCTGCAGCCTTTACCGGTGCAGGTGAGATTGCTGCTTTATTTACTCGGTTGAATAGCGCCATGTTCGGATTATCTCACATTTTCTTAGTGGGGGGTGGCACTGCCCCAGGCAATTCCCGACAGAAAGCCCAGGACAGCACCAAATGTCATCTTAGCGATTTACCACTACCAGCATTGGCTTACCACCTTGTTTTGGTCGGGACGCTAAAGCAGCTGCAAAAATGGTGAGGCGTGCCAGCTCGACAGGGCCAGGTGAACGCTTACTGCTAATCACGAGTGAGTTCTGCTGGGTGACTGCTACTGCCCTGTTCATTTGTTCAGCAAGGTTTTGTTGGCCCTGGTGCACAAGTCTGCCATCGTTTATCATGCCCTTGACTAGTGATGTGTAACGCATAAGTTCGCCATAGCCCACTACCTTTTTACGCCTCTCCAAAGACAGGGGCACATGGTTTTCTAATGGTGGCGTAACAGCCAACATGATTGACGGATTTTCACAAGCCTTCAGCAGGGCCTGTTGCATCTCGGGCAGAGAGCCAACTACAAACTCAACCGTGATATGAGCAACTCCTACATCATCTACAGCAGCGCGAACAGCCGAATAGCGAGAGCCATCAATACTTGTGTCCACAGCTATCCAGCCACCTTCAGGCCCTGGAATATCAGAGAGGCACTGCTCCCACTCGCCAGGTTGCAACCAGCAAGCATCGGCATTGACAAACTGGTTAAGAGAGCCACGCAAGAAACTAGATCGGTCTGGGTGCTCAGCATCGGCAAGCAAAGACTCCAACTCGAGGGTGACACCGAGCGCTGGGTTAGCCCAACCCCACCAGCGTGTATCCATAA